CGCCGGGCTTCTTGCCTGAGACATTGTCTGCAATGACTTTGTATGTTGCCATGTGTTCCTTTATGGGTAAGCCACCCACGGCACGGTGACCGTGTAGGCAGGTAGTTCTTGATTGCCGACTGTGTAAACAGTAGGCGACGCATCTGTCGCTCCAGTTGCAAGCATCACTGTGTCCATCAGATCAAGAAGCGCAATGAGCGCGTCAAGGTTGCCCGGTGGTGGCATGAGTACGTTTACAGGAAACGACAGAGAAGTCTGGTTGGTTGATGATCGAGTAATCGTCGGGGGGTCGATGATTGCTGTGAGAGGTCGTGCGTTGCGTGAGTCTGAAACGACAGCAACGCCAGCTGTGGTCAATGCTGATTCCAGCCTGATGCGAGCGTCATTTGTTTGACCCACTATGCAACCTGTGGACGGTTCACGCCCCACAAACGCAAGATGTCGCCCATCGCTAAGGGTGAGCCTCCAGCCTGCATTGACTCATACGACATAAACGATTCTCCACCTGCAGCTCCACGCTGACGGTAAAGGTTCCCAGCCATCATTGTTGTTCCGAGTTTCACATCGGCACTCGGTGCAGGCGTTAGAGCGTCCGTGTAACCGGCTGCCCTTCTGCGCCTGTACGCAAGCGCGTTAGCTGCTTCCGTGCAAACAGTAACGAAGGCTGTGTCGTTGGCTGTCGCTGTTGCAATGCCAAGCCACGAGAGAACGTCTGCAGATGTGATCCATGTGCAGGCCGTCGAGGTGGTAGCCACTGTCCCTGTAGCCACCGACCTCTCAAAGTCTGCTCCAGCATCAAGGAAGAGAAACTGGTTCTCTCGGATGATGCTGTAGTCGAACCGTAAATCGCCTTCATCGTCTTGACCGAGGTACTCATACGGTGTGTTAGAGATGACCGTGTGCGTACCGTTGAGGTCGTGACCTGCTCCAGCAATCGTGACTGTGTCTTGAACCTGAATGTCAGTATCGACAAAGGTTTGCAGAACAACGACACCATCTAGGCGTGTATGAAACGCAAGATTGTATGTAGCCATTGTTCTGCAGTCCTTCTAGTTCAGTTAGGTCAGGTCAGGTTGAAACGGCGAAGGCCACCGGCAATCGTCACGATTGGGCAGAAGTAGCCGTAGATCATCGCTTCAATTTCGCCAGATGACGGAACATTGGTTGAAAGCATCAACTGTGAGGACTCGAACAGTTCAATTGCTGATGGCACAATCAAGAAGGCTGACTCGTCAATGACGGTTGAAACCATGTTGCTCGATACTGACAATGGAACGCCAAGGACGTTGCCGAAAAGCGTTGTCGCTTCGGCTGATCCTGCTGAGTTCTGTGGCTGTCCTGCAGAGAAGATTGGTCGTCCTGCTGTATCAACTGAGTTCTGCATGAGAGACCATTGGCCTACACCTGCTGCATAAGCACTGACGGTGTCACCTGTTGCCAAGTATGCAGCTGCAGACTCGGTTGAGATGAATGACTGGATACCTGCTGCAGTTGCAGCTGTTGCTGTTGCTTGTGTACCACCAGCGACGATTGCAGCAATTGTTGCAGCTTCAGTTGCCTTGCGATACGAGCGTGTCATGTTGTCAAGCATGAGCTGTGCGAACGATGGGTCTGAACGCTCTTGCAATTCAACTGACCAACGCTGGAGACCAGCGAGTTTGACGACAGTGCCGTTTACATACGAGGACACGATGCCGGTCTCGGATGGTGCTCCAGCTTCTGCTGTGGTTGCCACAGTTCCATTGGTTGTGATTTTTGGAATGGAGATTGTCATGCCCGATGCTGGGATGGCACGAGTACCACCACAAGCGTCGATGACTGGACGCGATCCGATGTTTACCTGTACGACGTTACGGTCGTAAACAACTGGCGAGAACGCAGGGTTTGTGGTGAAAGAGTCATCTACTGCTGCAAGGAACTTTGCCTTTGCCTCATCTGCAGCTGCAACCCATGAAGCAGATTCGCTCATTGGATTTAGTTTTGCGTTGATGTGGTGGTGAAGGTAATCGGCGTTCGTTTTGATTGGTGAACGTGGGGCTGTAAAGAAAAGTGATGTAGGCACTTGTGATGCCTCAACGACTTCTGGTGTTGGTTCTGACATTGTTTCCTCCTCGGAAGTGTCGGTTGTGGGGGTTTCTGGTTCAGGTTCAGACGCTGCAACTTGAGCGACTTTCGCATTTGCAAACGCGCCGAACGGAAGCAATGAAAGCTCCATCCAGCGACCTGATTTGACGACCATGACATTCTCTTCGAATGTGTAGTCGATTGGTTGTACGCCAACGCTTACGCTGTCGTAGTACTCGCCGGGGCCTGCCATGGCAAGCACTTCATCACGGACTTGACCGGGGCCGACCTTTGCTGCGAAGAGCATCGCATCGCCAGTATCGACTCGCTCAGTGACCATGCCTAACGGCTTCTCTGCTGAGTGGTCAAGCATGAACTTGGGTGCAGGGCCATCAGTTGGAAGGGAGCCGGGAAGGAACTTGACCTGCTGTCCTCCTGAGACAGTTGAGATCGTGTTCCATTCCACTGCTACACCTTCAATGGTGCGTCGGGGGGAGCCGTCTGGCCCTGCAGAAATAATCGAAAAAATTGGGGATTCTAGATTGAGTTTCATTGTGTCCTTACATTTGCTATCGGGTCGGGAGTGTCGATCATGTTGTCTTCTTCAGCGTGGTCGATGTAATCAGAGATGTCCAGTTTGCAGAACCGTCCACGAGGTAGCACATTGTCCATGGAGAGTGTCTGACTAATGCATTCGATGTATTGCTTTGCTGACAAGTAAAGAGCGCGTTGTGATTCCTGCACGTTGTTGTATGTCATGCCTGTACCGGCATCAGCACCAACTAGCACCTGTGGCACGTTGCAAAGGTTTGCAAGTTCAGTCATTTGATGCTTGCGAGCCTCAACAAGTTGCAACTTGGACGGATCACTGTTGAACTCTTTCCACTCGACACTTGAGTTCAGAGCACCGATGGCGTTGCGCTGACGAGCCTTTGACCAAGCTGCACACAGATCACCAAGTGCTTCACCATCCATCGGCTCAGAACCATTGGTCTGCTGAAGATAGCCAGCTGTGATTTCATTGCTTGCAAAGCGCATCGCTGCATTGTCAAGACGGCTAGAGATTTCAATGGCGCGAGCACCCATGGTCAGCCACGACTGAATCGGAGACAAGAAAGTGATGACATCTTTTGAGTTCAGTTCTTGACCGTTGAACATGATGTCTTGAGGCATTGTCCAGTATTGAGGGCCGGGCATGTTCTTGATGGTGACATCGGCTGCAGGAATCCACTGGAAAGAAAGAGGGAAACCAGTTGTAGACGAGCGACTGGTTACTACCCAATGAGCTCTTCCGAAGAAAAGTAAATCATCTACCGTCCAGCCGAGTATGAACTGGCGCGTCACTTTTGGATCAGGTCGAGACATCCAAGTCTCAGACGGAATCATCATCTCTTCATACTCGCCTGCTTGATCATCCCACATCAGCGAATACTGGTTGAAGGGAAGGCCAGAGATAAGCGAAACAATCAAGTCACGTGCGCGAGAGATTGTAGGAATCTGGATTGCTTGCTCACGCTTGAACGATCCAGTCCACGAGACATAATTGTTTACACCGTAGTTAGCCGTGCCATAGGCAGCCTTGACCGGCTCAGCTGCAAAAGCAGGTGGATTGGTGCGAG